TACAATTTTTACCACCTGTTGAATTTAAAGGGTATGTACAGATTGAGGCTCCTTCTAATGTTGATTATGGTGCATCTAGATTAACTCAGTCCGAGCCGGGTAATTTAAAGGTTGGTGTTTACCAAAAACAATTAGAGGAGTTGGGTATCGATATAAACTATGGGGATTATATCGGATACTATGAAACTGAAACAAGAGTTAGATATTATAGTGTAGTTGATGACGGTCGTGTATTTTCAGATAATAAACACACGTATGGTGGTTATAAACCATTTTACCGTTCTATTAAGGCAGCACCTGTTACTGATAATGAATTTAGAGGATTATAATAATGGCATTACCAAGTAAATTAAAAAAACATTTACCATTAATACCTGAAAAGGTTGGTCGCGAAAGAAGACAAGAAATGTTGGATGATATAACCAACCAAGGAACTTTTTTACCAAAAGGTGTTTTACATGCCGACTTAGATTTAGGGATGTTAGATTTTGTAAAAGAACAACTAAAATTAGTGGTGACTGAAAAACCTGTACCTACTGTAGATAAAATTATAACGACTCAGAACTGGTCTCAATTCACAGAGACATGGAACTTCCAAGATTTAGATAAGAACATTTCACTACCATTTATAGCAACAGTAAGAACCCCTGAGGTTAAGTATGGAACATTTCAAGGAGGTGCAGCTAATATACCTAACAGAAGACAATTCTTTTATTATACCGTTCCAACTTGGGATGGTCAAAGAAAGGGTGCAGATGTTTATACAATACCTCAACCAATACCTGTTGACATTACATATAATGTAAAGTTATTCTGTAATAGAATGCGTGAACTTAATGAGTTTAATAAAATTGTTATGCAAACGTTTACATCAAAACAGGCATACACCCAAATCAAAGGTCACTATATTCCAATTATTATGGAAGGTGTTGCTGATGAGTCAGTTAAAGAATTAGAAAAAAGAAAATATTATATTGCAAACTATACTTTTATAATGAAAGGTCTTCTAATTGATGAGGCAGAATTCAAGGTATCACCTGCAGTTACTAGACAAGTTTCTTTATTTGAAACTGAAACAAGAAATACGTCAAGAAGAGTGAAATTAGAACCATCAAGACCCGATAACTTTGATTTGGATTTATTATTTGTCGCAGGTAATAACCAATTATCTGAAGTTTTTAGATATACTGTTGACTTGAAAGTGACCGAATTAGAAAACGTGAGTTCTTATGATGTGTTCATAAATTCAAATTATGTAGGAACTGATTTAACCACCATTCAAATTAATGATGGAGATACATTTTTAATTACTGTAACAAAGGCAAACTTATTAGCTGAAAGTAAAATTAAAACAGTATCTTATTTAGTTTGATTATTCACCGTAGATATCTTTAGTTTCTTTACAATTTTCCATAATTAACTTTTCCAAAAACTTGTAAATTTTTAATCCGTTTTTATCACAGTATTTTTTTAACTGATTGTGTATTTCTGCATCAATTTTTAGGTTTTTTATTTTCTTAACGGGTTTTTTCATAGTAGGTAGAAAAAAGGCAGAATTTATTCTTACTCCCTAATAAATATTATAAGAATGTAAAGTTTTTTGTTATTTGACGATGTATTTATATATAAAAAATAAATTTAAAATACTTTTATTAACATGGCATCATCAAATAAGGTTTTTGTTTCTCCTGGTGTGTACACATCGGAAAGAGACTTAACGTTTGTGGCTCAAAGTGTGGGTGTAACCACTTTAGGTGTTGTAGGTGAAACACTACAAGGACCGGCTTTTGAACCAATCTTTATAACAAATTTTGACGAGTTCCAAACTTATTTTGGAGGAACAAGTCCTGAAAAATTTGTTAATACACAAATACCAAAATACGAATTGGCTTATATCTCTAAATCTTACCTATCACAATCAAACCAACTATTTGTAACGAGAGTTTTAGGTTTATCAGGATATGATGCAGGTCCGTCATGGTCTATCGTAACTATTGGTAATGTTGACCCATCCACAATACAAGTAACAGGAACAACTGGTCCTGTTGCAGTAACATTCACAGGAACAACTGGTGGAACTGTAACATACACATCAGTCCCATCGTCAATTAACGTAAATGGAAATTTTTATAACTCTTACACTGAGTTTAATGGAGCTACTTCTTCAATTGCTGAAGATTTAACAACTTATTTAACAAATCAAATGTATTTGTTTGCTACAAGTTCCTCAACATCAGGTAGTACTGCAATTTTGTGGGGTTCATCAAGTGCATCAACTTTGACAAGTACTACAGGTGTTACTTCATTGAATACTATTACAGGTTCTACCGAAATGTTCGGAGTTCCAAATGTAAACCAAGCTTCTAATAATTTTTCAGCATCAACTAATGACCCATGGTATTATGGATTATTTAATTACTACCAAGGCTCAAATGATGTAAATACGTATTTCGGACAAAGTATGGGCGCCGCACTTTCAGGTATTTCTACAACACCAACAACGGGTGTATATTCAGGGACTGTGGCATTCTTTACTACATCTTATTCAGGAGCACCATATTCAACTTATGATGATTTGGTTGTTGCAACATTAAGGTCAAGAGGTATTTCAACATATACTTCAACTAATGCAGGACCTTTCTATGAGGTTACGGGAACTACAGATGTTGCTATGATTTGTACAGGTGCATACTCGGCGGTAACTAAAAATCCATATTCAACATTCCAAATTTCGGGTGTTACTTATGATGGTGATAACTTTAGTTTTGAAACATCGATGTTAAGTACAAACAAAAACTATTTAAGAAATGTATTTGGAGCATCTAACTTTGGTAAAGCAAGAAATGAAGTTCCTTTATTTGTTGAAGAGACTTATTCTGCATTATTACAAACAGGTTATAGAGCAGGTCAAATTAGAGGTTTATATTGTGATTTAGTTGAATTACCAGGTGCAAGGTCAGGTAATGCTGATAGTATCGGTTTCTACTTAGAACAATACCAAACACCTGAGACACCTTTCTTAGTTTCTGAACTTCGCGGTAGTAAAGTTTTCAAATTATTTAAATTTGTTCTAATCTCTGATGGTAACTCTGCTAATACATACGTAAAATTATCTATTGGTAATATTTCATTTAATAATGGAACATTCGATGTATTTGTAAGAGATTATTTTGACAATGACCAAAATGTTAGAGTATTAGAAAGTTTTACAAACTGTTCATTGGACCCAACTAATAACAACTACGTAGCAAATAAAATTGGTACGTCAAACGGTGAATACCAAGTAAAATCTAAATATGTAATGTTAGAGATGAGTGATGAAGCTCCAATTGACGCATTACCTTGTGGATTTGAGGGATACGTAATGAGGGAATATGCAAACGCAACACCACCATTTGTTCCTTACAAAACTAAATACTATTCAGCGGGTGAAACAATTTACAACCCACCTTTTGGTTCGACAAGTGGTGGAGACAACCCTGTTATTTCAAGTGGGGAAAATCCAAGAAGAGCTTACTTAGGTATTTCTAATATTAGTGGTTTTGATTACGACTTCTTCCAATATAAAGGAAAACAATTACCAAACAGTTTGGCTACAGACACTACGGGACCAGCTTGGGGTTACTTAACTAAAGGGTTCCACATGGATAGTGGTGCAACAGTTGTGACTATCGCTAACTCATATGCAACTTCAGGTCAATCGGCATTTGAAGTGGGTGTTGGGTCATTTAATTCTGAACCAGTTGATACCGATAATCCTTATTACAGATTAAACACACGTAAGTATACAGTAATGGCTTACGGAGGTTTTGATGGTTGGGACATTTATAGAGAATCAAGAACTAACACTGATACATTCGCATTAGGTCAAACAGGATTTAAATACGGAGCGGCAAGTTCAGTAACTTACCCTACAGCATCAGGATGGGGAGCATTCAAACAAATTTCAGGACCTAACCAAGAAACTTGGGCGAATACTGACTACTACGCTTACAAATGGGGACAATCAACATTTGCAAATCCTGAATCAACAAACATCAACGTGTTTGCAACACCAGGTATTGACTATGTTAATAACTCAAACTTAGTGGAAGATTCAATTGATATGATTGAAACAGATAGAGCAGATTCAATCTATATTACTACAACTCCTGACTTCAATATGTTCTTACCATCTTACCAAGATATAACAGAAGGTTTGATTTACCCTCAAGAGGCGGTAGATAATTTAGAGAACACAGGTATCGACTCTAACTATACCGCAACATATTACCCTTGGATTTTAACAAGAGATACTGTTAATAACACTCAAATCTATATTCCTGCAACTTCTGAGGTTGTAAGAAACTTAGCATTGACTGATAACATCGCATTCCCTTGGTTCGCTTCAGCGGGTTACACAAGAGGTTTAGTAAATGCTATTAGATT